CTGCATACTTATATTGGCTGGGTAGGAGGCCTCGAACTCCAGTCTCTGGGTGAGTAGCCTTCCATTTCTTCCCCAAGTTCGCATCAAAATAAGTCCTCAAATCTTTCATCTTCGGGGTGCACTGCATACTAACTCCTCGTATGTAGGCACCGCGAAGCTTACCCACTCTTGGCTCGACATAGGAATAGGACCCCATACATTGATCGAACAATGCCTGCTGAGGTGTCTGCGGAGCAGTACACCCTTCTGTTCTGAGCCTATTAAAGCTATCATGACAGAGGGGACAACAACCTCTGGGCCATCTGAAAACAGCCGGCCTATCGGCATTACATCCAGCGCATGTCCTTAGGGGGGAACCCAAACCAAACGGCCTTTTGGCCTTCTTAAGTATGACTTCTTCCGACGGGCCTACAAACTCTTCGATGTAGCCCCGCGCCCATTCGATAGGATTAATATTGGAGAAGTCACCTCTATTTAGAGTTTTGGTATCAAAGCCAAAATTTTGGTTTACATCATTTTCATGGGGTTCGTTCTCATGATGGCCATCCGGCACTTTGTGAGCTTCCCCATGCTCTGGTGTGAAACAAAGATCAGGATTATTGACTGGATCCGAACCCCCAATATGGGGATCGTCATTGTCAGGCTCACCGGCCACCCTTGGATTTAATAAAGGTGGGTGGTCAAACAGAGGTCTGGAGTGCCTTTTCTCCATTGCAATTATGCTTCCCGCAAGCTTTGCCTGGAGTAATTTAACGGAATTATTATACCTCCAATTCTCAAACCAATAGTAGGCACGCCTTAAAAGGCCTGGCCTATACCACCAGTTGAAGAAGGCACTCCCTTTCCCTCCAATTTGTGCGCTTAATCTTACAGCATCGGTGTAAGTCCTATTGTGATGCGCTCTAGTCCTGTCAATGTTTTGGAGTTCAACCTTAAAGGGCTGCACTTCATCAACACCCCTATCAAACAGGGCATTCTGAACTTCAGGCTGATCCATGTCAGTTCCACTCCACTCCTTGATACGCAATGCAGTCTTCAATTGTGTACAGAGGAATCTATTACCCATATAAGAGGCCATGGGTGCGACATTCTGCAAATATATGTCCAAACTGCTTGTATAGGGTTCCAGTGGCTTAAGTTTATCCCTGGACCATTCTTTGAGGATGCTAACTAGGCTCACTGACAGCGCACCTATCATGATTTGATAGTTTGTGCTCTTCTGAAAAGTAGTAAGGCCCGTTGTTTGCAACGCTGTGGTCATGTGCGCATTGTAAAGCTGCAACATTCTCAAAACAATCCCCATGGGGATTGGGACGAACACGACGGGATCAATAAGGTTGCCCTTTATAGCATCCCATTTGTGCATCTTTGGGTACCAAGTCTCCAAAAAGTGGTCACTAGAATCTTTCAATGCTGTGCTCGACTGAGGATGCCCCGTATGACGGGAGAGGATGTTCCAACCCTCCCATCTAGCCACCGTCCTCCATTCATCCAAATCCACAGCTTCGACTATCAGTGATCTACCAACTTGATTTGTATCAACATACCAATGTTGCCTCAAGTATGGCAGTACAGCATGGTTTACAGAACGCAAATTGAATCCAGGTGTCACTATCAGCAAAATTCTATCCTTCAGGTGTGTCGGAATTTCCTGCATCGCCCCCTGCGTCACAACAAAGCGCGAACCCTCAGGTACGTCGGCAATGTTCCTTACAAGTTCTGTTCCACTTTGTAGGGCATCGTTGAGGAGGGTGGGATGACCAACACCATGTTCCACTATTCCAGCAAACTGACAGTAGCAGCGTTTTGGAGAACCACCATCTGCATTGCACACTATGCAGCCAGGGCCATAGTATGGCACATTTCCGAAATACCACAATTCAAAAGGTAGTTCAGGCAGACAGGTGCAGCCTTCTCTTGTGGCTCCGTTCTTGACCTTTGAAGGAACATCTTTGGCATCCTTTGCAGGGTGTGAGTCATCTGCCTGTGATAAATTTCCAAGAAATATAGCCAGGCCGTCATTGTCATGGTCATCACACATCTGCAACCTGTCCATGTGATCACTACGAGTGAAAACACGTCCCAATGGATCGCTGCGCCGGTTCGTCATTTCCCGCGCCAGAGCTCGTTGGGCCCTGGTCTTCCTAACACTTGTCCTCACTTTGATTTGAGCGCTTACATCAGATTTTGAAGTTTCAGAGCACTGCTCAGATCCTTCTTCAGATGTAGGGGGATCTCTACCTTCTTCAGATATCGGAGATACAGAAGGGGCAGATTCTGAACGTGGTGGGGCAATAGGGAAAACAGCCTTTCCGGGTGGCATTCTGCCTTTCATCGCATCCAGTTGTTCATGTAACTCATGAATTTCAAAAGGGACCCCTCTCTCGTATGGGCGCCCACATTTAAAATCCGAATTTTGTGAAGCAGGGGTTGGGGGTCTTGCACCTATGGGCTTGATAAACTCATATTCCTGCACTGAAGGATCAGTCGAAGGATAGTCGTAGTGCCCTAGGTCGTGCAAGAAATTGTACGGCAATGCCTCTCGCTTCGAGTTCCACGTAGGTCTTCCTTCGACTGAACGAGGACGTGTCAAGGATTTTCGTTTCAGACCGGCAACTGCCTTCCCCTTGCCTGAGGGTGTTGACTCTATAGATTCAGGATCTGAATCCACCAATGCACCTGGGCGGCAAGTTATCT